GGTTTGGGTTAAATAATCAGCCTTGGTGCGCTATGGCCGCATCTAAAATGTATTTTGATGCAGGCATTATCAAGAGCGTATCTGACAAACCTAAAGGTTACGCATCTTGTGATCTATGGTTAAAATATTTGACAAAAAATAACCAAATAGTTCCAGTTGGTCAGGCTAAACCAGGAGATCTTGTGTTTTTTCAATTTGATGAAGATGCCGCCGCAGATCATGTGGGCATAGTTAAATGGCATAATACTGCCCTTAAATACATTCAGGTGTATGAAGGTAACACATCTAGCGGAAAGTCAGGTAGCCAAAGCAACGGTGACGGGTATTATTTACGCAGGCGTGATTACAAAACCATCATGGCAATAGCACGCCCAAAGGAGTAAAAATGAACAACAAAATGAAAGCCGCATTAGCCTCATATACAAGATCATTAATTGTTGCTGGTGTTGCTGTTTACGGCACAGGAGAAACAAGTATTAAGGCTATTTTGATTGCCGCGTTAGCCGCTACCGCAGGGCCTGCAATCCGCGCAATCAATGTAAAAGACCCCGCATTTGGCTTTGTTGCTGATGCAGTAACGGCTGAACTTAATAAATTGCTGAAGGCAGACAAGAAAAAGTCCGCTAAAAAGAAGGCATAATGAAACGCCCCGCTACGGCGGGGCTTTCTTGCTTTTAGGGATCATGCTGTAATCTATGCGTGGGGGGTTTATATGGCATTAGACAAAGCAATACAGTCAATTTTAGATTCAAGAAAGATACATAACGGGTTGGGTAAGTGTGCTTACCAGGCTCTTTACGATAATTTAAACAAAGAAGATCAAAAAACTTTAGATGACGCATGGGCAAAAAATTACCCAGTCAATTTATTAGTTCAAGCGCTTAGAGCAGATGGACACAAGTGCAGTGCTGACACAATCAGAACGCACAGAATGGGAACTTGTAAGTGTCCAAAAGAGTAAAAGAAATTCTTAATGATCGCCAAAGTGAATACGGAAGCGCTCACAAAAACTTTATATCTATTGGGCGCATGTGGGGCGCTTTATTAGATATTGAAGATATTGAACCTGAGATAGTGGCATTGATGTTTGATGCCGCTAAATCAATAAGAATTACAGCCAATCCTAAACATGAAGATTCTTGGTTAGACAAAGAAGGTTATATCCACCACGGGAAGGCAATAGTGTTTAACAATGAGTCTTGAAAAACGATTAGAAGAATTCCCTGAAGGTGTTGAGTCAGAAGATGTAAAAGAATTGCGTGCGGCAATGATGCGTTTGCAAAAACAATTAAAGAAAGCCAAGGAACGCACAGAAGATTTAGTTAGCAGTACCTATCAAGGCGCACATGATGCCATGCTTACATTGGGCAAGATTCCGCCCGTTACACCACCGCCTGTTGATGCCCGCAGAAAAGCAGAAGTTGCTTTATGGCACATGACAGATTGGCAAGGCGCTAAAAGAACACCTAGTTACAACTCAGAAGTTATGCGTCAAAGAGTTTTAGAATTTGCGGCTAAGGCTGTAAGAATTACAGAAATTCAAAGAGCAGATCACGCTGTAAAAGATTGCACCATTATGTTTGGCGGTGACATGGTTGAAGGTTTATTCAATTTCCCAGGACAAGTGTTTGAAATTGATAGCACATTGTTTGAGCAATATGTAAATGTAAGCCGTTTATGTATGGACTTAGTGCGTTACGCGCTTGCCAATTATGAAAAAGTTACAGTAATTGCAGAGTGGGGTAATCATGGGCGCATAGGATCTAAGCGGGATAATGTTCCTAGATCAGATAACTTTGATCGCATGTGTTATGAATTAGCACGCCAATTACTTAAAGATGAAAAGCGTTTGGAATGGAAAGATTGCCCTGATGATATTCAACGGGTAGAAATTGGTAATTACAAAGCATTATTAATTCACGGTGATGAAGTAGGTAGGAACGGTTTTGCATCTCCTGGTGCAATTGTTCAACATGTAAACCGTTGGCGGTCAGGCGCTTATCCTTGGGATTTTAGAGATGTTTACATTGGCCATTACCACACACATGCTGAGTGGGCTTTGGCTAATGGTGAAGGATCTGTATTTCAAACTGGATCAACTGAGTCAGAGAATAGATACGCTGGAGTTATGTTGGCCGCTAGCGCTACACCATCACAAAGATTACATTTTATTGACCCAGTAAAAGGGCGCGTAACTGCGGCGTACAAAGTATGGCTGGATTAATTTGTGAACATGTTTACAAAAGTATGGGATCTGAAATTTGTCCACTGTGCGCACAATGTACGCACGATACAGATTGGGTGAAACAAAATAAATTACAGGCAGAGTGGAAAATAAATAACCCAAACGCGGGTTATATTGGTTGGACCTCTATTTAAATAGGCAATAGATCAAGAGCATCTACCGCATCATCTATTGTTCTAGAATGTTCTGAACTGCATGTGCCGCAATTCTTACACATCTTCACCCTCAATAAAATCATCTACATCATCAGTTCTAATATCTAGATTGTTTACTTTGCAGATTTCTAGCGCTCCTTCAAATAAACCTAAAGCCCTATTAGTCATATCGTGCATCTGATCGGGATAAATTGCATCACTTTCTACTTCAATTATTAAATTGAATAAAGACAAATGAACTCTTGCGCCTGCTGATCCTGATTGTGTAGCCATAAATCAACCGCCTCTCACCAGGGATTTTCTCACTTTTTGGGGTAATTAATGAATTCTTTTCCCGACACGCTCACCTGGGATTAATTACGGTGCTTGTAATTGTCAGACCTGCCCACCATAATTTCCCCACCAAGAGCCACAAGGCTCACATACAGGAAGGCAAGGCAAAGCAATGGCAGGAAACTTTGAAGGCTACGAAACCGCCGCAGAGCGTTTAGTACGAATTCATGCAGACCACAAAGATCTACGGATTCACGCAAAAATTATTGATGTAGTGCGTGATCCTGAAACATTACGGCCCATTCAATATATTGTTGAAAGCCAAATATATTACGGTGATGTTTTAATGTTTGTTGATGTTGCAGAAGAAATGGTTGGCAGTTCTTTTGTAAACAAATCATCAGCGCTAGAAAACGCATCTACAAGCGCAACTGGCAGAGCATTAAGTCTTGCTGGTTATTTAGGCACTGATCCAAATACAAAAAAACCAACACGGCCTTTGCGTCAAGATATGGAAAAGGCACAGCGCGTAGAAGCACCTGAAGCAAAAACTCCAAAAGCAAAGCGTGAATACACACAAGAAGAAGTGGCTAGCGCTACCGCAGTAATGAGTTTAATTGATGACACTACTGATCTAGATGAACTTAAATCAGCCTGGCAATTAAATGCTGATCTTTTAGATGTAAGTGTTAATGGCGTTACATTGCGTGATGCAATTCTTACAAAGAAAAATGAATTAAATGCTTGATAAAAACACGGTAGTTATAGCCCGTAATGCACAGCGCACATCTATTGCCGCCGCTCAAAAGATCCTGCCAAAAACAGGATCATTACGCCGCAAGGTGTATGAGTACATTTTAAATCAAGGTTTACGCGGAGCAACTGATCAAGAAATGGAAATAACACTGAACATAGATGGCAACACCATCAGACCTACCAGGATAAGTCTTGTTAAAGATGGATTTATTATGGACACAGGAACAACAAGAAAAAACCAACACGGAAATGATTGCATTGTTTGGCGATCAGCAGAGGAAGGCATGTTGCTATGAGCGATAAGCAAAAGAAATTTAGACCTGATGCGGGCTTTGTAGTGGCCGTGCATCAAAACATTTTGGGCATTAGAGCGGTTGCGTCAGCCCTGGACATCTTCCCTGAAGTGCTTGCTGAGGCTATGGAGGAAATGGGATTTCAATTTATTCCTGACCCTTTTAATCTTTCTTCAGATGCGGGCAAAGTTATTGCGTTGCAAGAGAAACATAAAAATGCAGGATTACAAGTTGTACAAGAACCCGTACCACAAGAAGGGCCTGCTAATGAATGAAATAATTACACCCGCAATGATTGAAAAGCGTTTGCGGGAATTATCTAAAGAAATAGATCAAGCGCATGAAAATATGGTTGATTTGGAATTGGATTATCACCAAACTAAATCCAAATATGAATTAGCCGTAGCCCGTACACGGATTAGCCTTACCCAAAAATCTGCACCTAATGGGAAAAATTACACAGTGGGAGAGCGTGAGGATTTAGCCTTAATTGAAAATGCTGAATTACATGAGCGCATGGGAACAGTAGAGGCTTTGGTAAAAGCGGCTCGCGCTAATACGATACGGCTCAAAACCCAGGTAGAGATTGCAAGATCTGTTGGAACTTCAGTCCGCACCAGTATGGATTTAACATGAGATCAATAATTTTTTTGTGCTTTGGTTTGTTTTTTGGTTATTGGTTTCATTACGCACGCATGTTTTTCCATTTAATGCAGGCACAGAAAACATTAAAAGAGGCAGAAGTTTTAATGGAGTCAGTGCAAACTGATATGGACAAAATGGTTTTGGATACCCGCGCAATATTTGGTGAAGAACAATGGAATGAGGATAAATTGTGATTGATCTTCAAGACCTATTGACCAAATCTTTAGTGGGCCATGATCAATCCAGGGCGCGATCTAAACAAATTGAGATTGGTCCATCTAGTGCTGGAGGTTGTCGCCGCAGAGTTTGGCATGACTTAAAGCAAACAGAAAAAACTAATCAAACAGAAACGCTGGCCGCAATTCTAGGTACTTTTATTCATGCTGGTGTAGAAAAATCAATTCAAAGGTTAGATCCATTTGGTGATAATTATTTAATTGAATTAGAAGTAAGTTACGGTGACCTTAAAGGTCATTGTGATTTGTTTATTAAAGACCAAGGGCTTGTTGTTGATTGGAAAACTACAACTAAAAAAGGCGCTAGGTATTTTGGTAATCAACAACAACGCTGGCAAATTCAACTTTACGGTTGGTTGCTAGCAAATAACGGTTATGAAGTAAAAGATGTCGCCCTAGTCGGTATTCCCCGTGATGGCGGCATGAAGGACATCTTGGTACACAGAGAACCGTACAACCCAAACATTGCACAAGAAGCATTGAATTGGTTACAGGAAATTAAAGAAATTGTAGATTTGGGTAAATCTGCACCTGAACCTGAAAAGCCAATTGCATTTTGTGCATCTTACTGTCCATATTACGATCCAACGGGGGAAATAGGTTGCCCAAGTACGGTGAAGTAGATTGGGAAAAGGCTGGTTGTAAAGAAATTTACACTGATCTTTTTTACCGCGTAGAAGAAGAACGCAGTGTTGTTGCTTATGACAATATCAACGCACTGCGGACTGTTTGCGCGGCTTGCCCTATTTGGAAAGATTGTTTAACTTATGCAATGGAGCATGAAAATTATGGAATGTGGGGCGGAATGACTAGCATTGAACGCATAAGCATTACGCAACCAACAAAATATCCAAATCAATTAAGCAGGGCTTTAAAATCTTTTGATGAATTAGGAATTAGTTTGGCACAGATACAGGAGTGTTTATGAGTATCCGTTTGATGTCTGATGTGTGGAGAACAAGTTTGCCAACAGTAGAGAAGATGGTGCTGTTGGTAATTGCTGATCATGCAAATGATGAAGGAACGCAGTCATATCCGTCACAGGCCACGATTGCTTCCAAAGCATCTATCAGCATCAGAACTGTCCAGCATTCTG